TTCAGCCAGGAGCCGAAGCTCCCAATACTGGAAATCGTCCGGGCGGCTCACGCCTGCCATAGCCGTGAGCCGCCAGACGGTCTCCCATGGATCTACGTAGGGTCCGCCGCCGTGGCGTCGTCATCGTCGGCGTCGTCACTGACGGTATAACCGAACCGGAATACCTCGGACGCCTTGTGCCAGGCCGTCATCATCTGTTCGACCGGCCCGGCGTCAATCAGCTGCAAGAACTGAGCCGGGGTCACGCCGCGTTCTTTGGCCTCCTCTTCGCAGACAATGTAGATCGCCTGCGGCAGCTTGTCGCTATCGACCAGACCGTCGGCCTGGTCGGGCTTGAGCGGATCGAACCCGAGCTTACGCTTGATCGTGCGCATGGTCGAGAACAGAATCCGGGGATGCCATTCCACGCCGTCTTTCGTCGTGAACGACGGGTCGTTCAGTTCGATGGCGTCCTTCAGTTCAGGAGTCTCAGCGCGCTCGAAACTACCCATTAGCTTGCACTCAGTTCGGTAACGGCACCCTTGAACGTCAGTTCGAGTTCCGTCATAACGGACTCGCCGAGTGAGACGCTGTGATTGATCGCCGTGATGCAAGCCGACGCGGAACGGCCCACGGAGTCCCCGTCTACCCACGCCACGGTTACCGCGCTCTTGGCAGCGAACGCGGCCTGGAGCGCGATGAACGCGGTATCGGTCGGCGTCCATATCTGGGAGATCGAACAGCTGCCTTCGAGGTCGGCGACTTCGTAGTCTTTCCAGACCTCGCCGAGGGCGGTCACTTCGACCGTGTTACCGCTCTGATTCCAATCCATACTCTGGGCGAACCCCAGCGTATCGGAACCGATTGATACGGTGACATCTTCTGCATGTTGAGCCATGACGTCATACCTCAAGCAAACGAACGGAAACGATCACGAGTGAACCCGGAAACCCGTCGCTATCCGGTAGGTCTTGCGGCGGGTCCGCATACGTTCCAACGTCATTATATCCAGCGACGACCAGGTTGGCCAAGTCAAGCAACTCCCACAGCGCCTGAGCGATCCCACGCACGAGCACGCGCGACCGCCCTTTGTTGTCGAATACCCGGACGTGACCGACCGCAAACTGAGTCCCGCGCCGGGGGTCAATCGTGCCCCAACGCGCGCCGCCTTGTTCGGTTATCACGATAGCCGGCAGCGCGCTGTCGTGGGGTATCGGGTCGATCGTAAACACCGCAGGCTCGACGGCCAGCCCGCCGAAATCATACGTCGCCAGCTGCGCCGTTATCCCGACGTCGGCGACGATCATCGCTTCGATGGCCTCAGCAATCATAGCCGAACCTTTCCAGAAGCAACGGGTCAAGACGTGCCCGGACGTGCGCGATCATCTCCGGTGTATACGCATCCATGTAGACGCGATCAACGATCTCGCGCTTGACGATATCGGCATATCCGTCCGTCCGATTCTGAGCGCGTGCGCTGACGTATTTCTCCGGCACCGCGAACCCGGCGCCGCACGGGGGGAGTCCCAACTCGGCGGCGACACAATCGCATGTCTCACGCGGGCGCGTCAGCATATCCTCGAACCGGACAACGAGCGCGTCCGGGACACGAGCGAGCCAATAGCCGTAGCAGAACGACCAGCAGTGCAACTCGGTCAGGTCGCCGCCACGGTGGCGGCGCGGTTTCCACAGTATCCATTTCTCGAAATCCGGGATTAGGTCCGTCGTCGCCGAACCGAACCGATGCATCGACGCCAGCCAGGAGAGCGGGTGCCGGACGCTAACGACTACGCGGGCCGGATAGTCGCGCAGCGGAACACCGCCGTGCTTCCATCCGTATCGGTGAACGTGCGAAACGATGGGATAGTTCGCCTCAAGACTCGCGCGCGTTACGCTCGTCCCGGTTCGCATCATTCCGTGCTGGATAATCTCGACGGTCATATCAGATCCTTGAACTGGTCGGCGAACTCCGTGCGCGTCCGCAACAACGCAGGGCGCATGAACGGCCTCTGCGGGTGCGTGCGGCTACCGAACTCATGGACGGCGCCATACTTCTCAGTCGGCCCGACGATAGCCGTAATGCCCGTCAGGGCGTGCTGTATACTGGACCGAAGATTCCCGAGCTGCGCGTGCGGCGGGACACCGACAGCGGACGGGGTGTGCTTCTTGCCGCCGCCCTTTTTCATGCTCCGCATGGCGTCACGCTTGACCAACGCCGCGCACTTCAGTAGCCGTTTCGGTGAATTCTTTTTCACCGGATCGAGCACCGCACGCGGCGTCATCGTCACGTGAACCTTCGCTTGAAGTAGATTCATCTCGGTACCACCGGACGTTCAACCCGCTCGATTTCCAACGATACCACCGGGCCTTCGTGATGCCCGGTCCATCCAATCACACGATACTGCGCATCAGCGACCACGATAACATCTTCTGGCAGCACGTCCGAACCCGTCCGGCATATCGCGCGCATACCCGTCGAGTGCGTTTCGACCGACAGATAGACGGCTTCCGGGCCGACGAGCGCCTCGGTAAACCCACCGGCGCCGTCCGGAGTCCGCGTTGGTCTGTATCTCTCGGCCCGTGCGAATCGCATATCAGCCTACTCCAGGCGGACGGTTCGTGTAACCGATGAACATCTGCGCACCGTCACCGCGCATCATATCGCGCCAGACGACCGACCAGCCGGATACGCTCTCGCTGGCGACGTCACCCCGCATATCGAACGCACGGCGCACGAGGCTCAGGATGCCCGTCGTAATCGACGGCTGCACGCCGGTAAACCCGGCCTGATACCCGACCAGATACCGATTGCGCCCGGCCGGCCACGGACACATACCGACCTGGAACACCTGCGCGCTGCCGCGCCACGTCCATGCGGTCGTCGCTATCGTCTCTTCGCATTCGGCATCGTAGACCGAAGTAACCGACACGACCGGCGCCCGGCGTAGCCAGAGCGCCACGCCGCCGCCGTTCAGGTATTCCGAGACGACCGTCAGCTCGAGTTCCAGTCCGTAGAGCTGCTGCACGAAATCCTCGGCACCGTCAAGCATCGCTTGGATCAACGTGTCCTCACTCGCGTGCCCGATCCGCAGATACGCCTTCGCTTCGGCCAGCGTCGTTACGCTCATTTTGCGCTCCAGTCTACAAAGCCGCCGATGTGATTCGCAGCCAAGCCGTCGATGAACGTCACGCGGCCGTAGGCTTCCAAGAGCGGCCGCATATCGTCTTCGGATTCCCAGCCGCAGAGGTGGCCGTCGCCCTTTCGATTCGAGGGCGTCGGCAGCCCGCGCGGCACGGAGAATACCAGACGGTCCCGCGAGATGATCCGGCAGACGTTCAGTGCGTCTTCGGGCGCCTCGAAGTGTTCGATGAACTGCATCGCAACCACCGTCCGCGCCGTGCCGCGTAACGCGCCGGCCAGCTTGAATATGTCACCGGTCGCGAACATCCGCTCCGGGTGTAGTCCTTGCGCAACGTCCGCACTCGCCAGGTCGACGCCGAGATACGCCAGCGACAGCGGCAGGTATTCAGAGAACGCACCGAACGCCGGACCGATTTCAATGACCGGACCGATGCACACAGCGGCCAGAACACGGAACTCGTTCGGCCGGTTCCGACCGTCCTGTTTCGATGCGTATCCCTGATGCTTGATCGCCCACCATTCGGGGCTGTTGACCGGGAGTTTATTCGCCATTCAGTGCCTCGATATTATCGAACGCCGCCGCGACTACCGGCGGCAAGTCGCGAGTCCACGCCTCGACGATCCCGTCGCCGCACTCACCGAGCGTGCCGTCCCATCGTAGGAACGCTGCCTCTTGTTTCGTGTGCCCGTGAACCGTCTTGTAAAAATCCTTTTTCTGCGCCATCTTACCAGAAGTCAGCGCGTGGCCGAGATGATACAGCACGCACGACGCACCGAGCGTATCGACCGTCTTGACGTTCGCACGCGCAGGCCATACGTAATCCCCGCCGTGCGTCTTCGGCACGACGTGATGCGGCCAGGCGTAGGACGCCCGCCACGGGATAATCCGCGTGTGCGGCCATACGCAGCCCCATCCGATGGCGGGCGGGGTATAGCCCCAGCGCCGGAGTTTCGCTTCGCGTATCCAGTGATGCCGGTCGTGCCAGAACGTCACAGCCAGGGGGACGCCGCCCGTAATCCGGCCGTCCCTGATTGCGGCCTTCATTCGGCCGAGCCCGACCCACAGTTCGTCGGAATCCAGGATCATCAGATAGTTCCCGGTCACGCGCGAGCACGCGCTCTTGCGCATCGCCTGGCGGGACTGCTCTTTTGTCTTGCCCTTCCAGACGTCGCGCGCGTCAATCGTAATCTTGCCCGCCGGGTCGGGATACGCACGCAGGATTTCCAGCGTGCCGTCCGGCGACCAGTCGTAACATTCGTCGCGCCCGTAGCTGATGGCGATTTCGTCCACGTCATCGTAAACGCTATCGAGCGCATACTTCACCGTGCTCGCGTTCGCGTAGACGTTCATCACCGCACTGAGCCTGACCTCGCGGGTCGTGTGATACGGCATCGTTTCCAGCGTCCGGGTCATCGCGTCCATGCCGTGCCGCCCCCGCGCGAGCGCAGTATGTTCGGTATCGAGGGGCTGATTCTCCGCGATCATCTCGTGAGCCCGCACGACATACGCATCGTCCTCGCCGCGCGGGACCGTTTCGACGAGGTCGCCGTAATTCTCCACGCTTACCGGGAGATCGAAGATCAGCGACCGCGTCCCGGACGCCGCCGACTCGATGGGAACCATACCGTATCCCTCGAACGTCGACGGGTGCATCACGAGACGCGCGCCTTGCATGAGACCGAACTTGAGCGCGTCCGGCACGCCCCGGAAAATGTGTAGCCGGTGACGGTCCGACTCGCGGAACTTCGCGCGCCACTGGCCGACGCACACAAGATCAAGCTGCCCGTCATATCCCCGCACGACACGCGCCGCCAAATCCTGGCGCTTGTATCGCGCGCCCCGGCCGCACACAAGCGCGTATGCGCGACCTTGCAGGGCGTCGGGTATATCCGCTGGCTCGCCCGTTGTGTTGACCGCAGGCGGTAGCACGGCCGTGCGCACGACCCCTGGGAGCCACGCGCGCAGATACTTCGCGCTCTCGGTGGAATTGCAAACGATCAGGTCCGCTTTGCCCAACGTCCCGCGATACCGTTTCTGCCCCGCGATATGCCCGGCTTCGTTCTTGTCGAACTCCGCAACCCAGTTCGGCGTCTCAAAGTTCCACGCTACCAACGGGATACCGCGCTTGAGCGCCCATGCACTGGCGCATTCAAGCGGTTTCCCCTTGCCGTCCGCTATCACGAGGTCAACGTCCGGCGTCCGATTCGGAGGCCCGGTGATCGTGCGCAGGTTCGGCAGACTCGGATAATCGCGCGACCACTTGATGTCGTCTTCGGCCATCACGAGCACGTCGTTACCCATCCGAGCCATACACCACGCCGCCTGATACGCGTGGACCCGGCCGCCGGAATAGAACGGCGTCGACGAAAACCAGAACAAAACGCGCCGACGACCAGCGGCCATCTTCGCCCGCTTATCCGGTGCGTTGCTCAGGGGGTCGTATTCAGATATGAGCCCAGCGTTATTCAGGCGTTCGCTTTCCTGACGGTTCATAACGTCCACGATATCCCCCGACTTGACGTCGAGACGACGGCCGCGTGCGTCACGGTAGACGAACGGTCTGAGCGCCACGTAGTCCATACACGTTTTCGGGGGAGCGCCCATAATCGAGCGCCCCCCCTACCTCCGTTTAGGAAGTGCCGTCAAGGATTGCGAACGCGCGCGGCTGCGCGGGCCGTCCGCCGATAACCATGTAGACGATGAAGGTCGCCACGTTCGTGGTGAACGCGAAATCGTCCGACCGACGCACGACGACGTCCTGTTCCATCGCGACTGTATACTGACTCCAGTCGCCATAGATAACGTCGCCGGCCGTGCCGAGTTCCGGCGTCCGGTAGGTCACCATGTAGGGGTAACCGACCAGGCGCTGATACGGGCTGTTGCCCACATTCTCGGAGAACACCGGACGACCGTCCAGGTCGACCACACGCTCGAGACCCTCTTCGACCGTATCGTGACAGACGAACTGGGCGCCCGCACGGTGGTAGGAACGGACCGCGTGCTTGAGCCCGACGAGATCGCCGTAGCCAACAGCGCCAGCGGCCTCGCGTGCGACCAGACGGATACCCGGTTCATTGATGACACCGAGCGGCTGGCCGACGCCCGTGCCCTGCACAAGGGCCGTATCCACGATGTCGTAAATCGCATCGCGGAACAGGGAGCCGAGCAGGGCTTCCAGGTTGATGGCCGAACGGGCCAGCATCCGGAGGCTGAGCTGCGTGTGGCCGGCGAGCTCGTGAGCGGCAATCGTCAGCTGCTGGAAAGTCGGCGCCGTCTCCGGCTTCTCAGCGGCTTCGGCGATCCACTGCATCGAGACGCCGCCGTATTCACCGCCAGCGTCGCTCTGTGCCAGGCGGGGATACGTCAGCTCGCCCGTCACGGTCGGCTGGATATTGACCATCTGGAGAATGCGGGTCGGCTCGCCGGGCAGGCGGAGCAGCTCGGGCATGTATTCCTGCGGGACGAGATTTTCCTCGCCCTGCCCGGAACCGCCCGATACCATCTGCTTGCCCTTGATCCGGTCAGCAACCGACTTGCCGAGCACCGCACAGAGCACGCTGTGAGGCATCGACACACCGGACGCTGCCGTGGGGCTGAACGCTTCCGACTTCGGCGTCAGGGCCGTCCGCATGGAATCCGACAGGGTCTTGCCGGCCATGTAGGCGTAGAACCCTTCGGTGCGCAGGCGTTCGTCCACCTGTTCGTTCTTCGGTTCGGCCGGGGTCACGGGCAGGGACTTACCCCGCACGCTGACAGCGGCCAGTGCTTTCGCTTCCGCCAGCACGGCGTCACGCCGCGCCACGGTTTTCGCGGATTCAATATCCGCCTTGTGGGCTTCCCATTCAACGCTCTTGGCTCCGAGCGCGTCCGTCGCCGCTGCCTTGTCCTCATCGGACTCCGCTGCGGCGCTCTTCGCTTCGAGGGCTTCGAGTTCGGCGGCGATACGCTCGCCGTCTGATACGAGGGTTTTCAGATCCATTACGATGTTCTTTCAATCAAGAGTTCTGTCAGAGAGAGATACGCCCGAACCGCTTCGGACTTCGCACGCACGGGGGCGGCCGGTTCTTCGGTGCCCTCAGCAGGCGCGCTTCGATCCTTGCAGCTTACGTCCAGCCCGGTGAGTTTGCTCAACTCGGCCAGGCCGTCTTCGATCCGGCGTCGCGTCGCCGGACTGATCGTCTTCGATTCCAGTATCTCGGCACTCGCTTCGTCGGCCAGTGCCTTGCACGCAGTCACCGCCGCGAGTTCGTTCGCAGGCAGCGCCGTCAGTGTCACTTCCCAGAGCTTCAGTTCGTGCAGCAGCGTTACGTCCGCGTCGCGCGTTTCCTTCCCGGCGCGGATCGTCGAGTAACCGATCGACAGACCACTGACCAGGCCCTCGGCCACCTTGCCGCGCGCCGTCTGAGCGCCCGCCGACGCACTGAACTCCGCATGTATCCAGAGCCCATACTCGTCTTCGCGCGCTTCGGTTACCACACCGGCGACTTCCAGGACGTCGCCGCCGTGCGTGTAGTGCCGCAACATCAGCTTGACCTTGCCAGCGGGGACGCGCTCCGCAATCGTTTTTGCGAACGCGCCCGGCATGACGACGTCACCCTGCTTGTCGACCACTCCGAATACGCTGGCGTAGCCTTCAAGCCAGCCGCTATCGTCCGGGCCGAGCTTGCCGCCGAGTTCGATATGCGTGCCCTTACACCGTTTCTCCAGACGCACGCTGGCGTCCGGTTTGTCCGGCACGACGTCCGTCAGGGACTTACCCCTGACCCCGCGCCACTGGAGATAACAAACCGCCGCGCGCTGGTCGCGGTCGGCGAACTCCGCGTCGAGGTCGGACATACAGCGCACGATGAACGCGCCTTGCGCTTCGTTCTCTTGCGGTTCGGGAATCATGTTATTCTCCGGCGAATACGGGTAGGATTGCGCACCGGCAATTCGGGTGTATCGGCGGGTGTTCCGTATCAAACCCGACCGCGTATACCCCGCCTTCGGTGCCTTCAACCGTCGACCCGGCAGCGGCATACGCCCCGTCGAGCGGGGCGCGGTTGCCGTCCAGGGCCATGCAGAACTCGCACGTTACGTCGTCTTGCGTCGTGAACCATTCAGTCGACGTCGCGCCGGCGTCGCCATACTGCGCCTTCGCGCCTTCGTTGTAGCTCCATATCGTCGCCGACCGCGCTACCGTGTTCGCATGTATCGCCGTCTCGCCGACGACCTTCGTGGTCAGGTTCCGCCTCAGTTCGTCGACCGTCCAGTTCTCGCGCCGCCCCTGTTCGACGACCTCGATAGCCTTGACCCGCTGCGTATCACTCATCGCGCGCGAGGTTTCCGTCATCCATTCGTCTACTTTCGGCATCATCCGCGCGTCGAGTAACGCCGGATCGACGTCGTCACCGAACGCCTTCGCACGCGACGCACCTCGCATCTCTTGCTGCGAGAGTTCGTAGCCGGCCACCGACATTGCCAGCGTCATCGGAAACAGCGCATCGTAGAGATCATCCGCCCATCGGATCGCGGCGACCTCCATGTCATCACCGGCCGCCGCGAGATCCACCGCGTCCTCGGCCACGGCACGCACCGCCTTCGTCGCCGCGCGGGTATATCGCGGCAGCCATACGTCGCTGATCGCCGCGCGCTGAGCCGGGATTCCTGACGGGCTGCGGCGCGTCATTCGTTTGCCTCCGTCCCCGTCGGGATCCGAACCGTAGCCATGCCCTGGACGTAGAACTCGCCCGCCGGGTCA